ATGATTAACCTAACAGAAGTAGTCACCAGACTATTGCGGCAAGGTCATTCTATAACTGACATAGAGAAGGCGTTTATGGCAGAGTTAGAGTTAATACAAAAGACCAAGCCTTTGCTCCTGGCACAGAAAGAGTCAGACCGAGCGCCCTAATTAACAGGCGAGAATGGCGTGTATCCTTCACAGGTTTTGCTAGTTCACCACCATTCAAACTAGCACTAAGGAGAACATTATGAGTGTTGCAGAAACTTCAATAATTGCGTACAAAGAGCATAAGGCTACAGGCAAAGTTGGCAGTCAAGCTATGAGCATATTTGATGCGATTGGATTTGATATAGACTACTCCAGAAGGGAGATAGTACAAGCCACAGGATTAGAACTTAGTTCTGTATGCGGCAGAGTAAACGAGATGTTACAGGTTGGTATGCTAAAAGAAGTATCAGCAAGAAAGTGCAAGATTACAGGTAAAACAATTAAACCAGTTGTAAAGACCAGTTTATTTTGAGATTGCTGTTACCCAGTCTTGCAGGGATATTAGTTGGAGCGTTGTTTCAGCGCATTGTCCAATAAATACTGGGTCGGTGGCTTTTTCATCAACTCGGTGGGCGGTGATGGCAGCGCTGGGCAGCTTATTGGCGTCTGGGTGGCGCAGCCTGTCATAATAATGGCGCAAAGCAACAATCTTAGCTTCATATTCCCTCTTGCTATTGTCAGCGATTAACTTGTTCTTTTGTTCGATCTGCTGGTTGATCTTCTCTTGTGCTTTAGCGGATGCCTCTAGTTCTGTTTTAAACGCATCAAATCGCTGTTTCTCAGCAGAGTAACCCCGATAGTAGCCAGTACCAAACAAAACGGCTACAAGCCCGATTATGCCGATTACCTTGTATAGCGGATTTATAAGCCCAAACACTTTTTATATTCCTCTTGTCTGCGTTTAGTTAGTCCTGCTAGGGGTTTACCCTGAAACTGATCCCATCGTAGGATTTGGTTACACGCCCCAGCATAGTCTTGGCTGTTTAACTTCTTGACTAGCGTTGACCTGCAAAACGCATTACTTCCAATATTATAGGCAAGACTTGTATAGGCATCGTACTCATACTGGTGTAGCGGTACGGTTACGCAGGACTTAATTGCTCCTTCAAAGCCTTGGACATCCCGTAGCGCCACATTGAGAGCTTTTTCTGGGTTCGTGCGATCTCCCAACTTAACTCCAGATGTAGTTCCAAAGCCAATCGTAGGGACATCTCCAGCCAGGGGAGTGTAAGCATTTTCTCTATATCCTTCATGTAATAGTAGGGCTACCAGCGCAGTAGCAGAAAGGCTAATAGTGGTTATGTGTTTGCGTTCAAACATCCCGTTGAGCCACCAGCCGAGCAATAAGAGCAGAGGTAACAAAGACCAAAGATAACGCAGCAAATAGGCTTCTAGGTATGTTCTCATGGAATAAAGGCAAGATTACCTCGATGCCAGTCAATAACCCTGCAACTATCATCAATCGGATAGACCACGCCTTGCGGAGTATTTCTTTCCAATTATCGTACAGCTTCATTTTTTCAAAATGTCAAAAAAGAAAGCTACCGCTATACCAACTACCAACCATACAGATTTATCTAAAATACGATAGATAGAGTTCTTGCCAGCATCCTCAAGTTCAATAGCAGAAACACGCTCAACCAAATCTTCCTGCTTTTCCTCGTATTTTTCTATACGCTTAAAAAGAGTAAGCATCCGTTCTTCCATACGAGCAAGACCTACTACTGCATCCGCTAACTTGTCTAGCTTTTCCTCAATCCTGCCGAGCCTTGGATCTTCTTGCATCTTAGCTCCATTGTTCTGCTGGGATCTCAGGGAAAGTAGCTTGTACTGGTGGGTTTAGTGCAATAGCACGAACCGCAGTACGGTAGTCTACGAACTCTTGCTTGTTTAGCAAAGGAACATCGGCTACTTGTGTCCAATCGGTAGCGGCTAACTTCTGCTCTGCTGTAGCTTTGTTAGCAGCCTTGCATTGTGCATCTTTAGCATCTTTAGCTTCTTGATCCATGTCTACGCAGATAAACTTAGTAAACCATTGACCGCCTACTTGCTCTACTCCGTCTTGTGCTACGACTTGATAGAAAGTAGGTGTAGGCTGTGCGCCATTAAGAACAGGATCAGCACCAAACTCGTTTAAGATTTTTACAGAGATTTGTGGTGGAAAAGATGTATTAGAGTTTATGCTTCTAAACTCTGATTCATACATTGTTTGACCAGTTGAACGAATACGAATTAACATGATTTTTCCTTTAAGCTATCGCTAAAAATAAATAAGTGCCACCAGAAGCATTGATGTTTTCAGTTGTGGAATTAACAATAAATCCACTATTATCTGGATCTACAATATCTTCTCCAGTTTGTTCTGCTGTTGAGGTGTTTAACTCTATGAATGGATCATTTCCAGATACGATGCCTCTTGCAGTATCAAGAACAACCCAATCTCCTGTAGAGTCTGTGCGTTTAATAAGTACAAACCTTGCTCCAGCAGTAAATCCACAGTTAATAGTTTGGCTTGATCCGTTGCCTGTGTAACTACCCACCTTTGAAACGCCAGCGACTGAGGCAAATAGGTAGGCTACTGCTGCGTTTGGAGCGCCGTTCTGGAAAAAACTTCCAGTAGTAAATGTTGTACTTGTTGGAACAGTATTATTCCATACTCCACTAGCTGTTGTTTCCGCATCGGTATTGTTTAATCTTAAATATTTTGTTGCCCCCAAAGGAGCAGCATAAACATAAAACGGGCTTGCACGATCTCTATACTTAGCAATAATTAACTCTGGAGCAACACCAAGATTATGATTGTGAGTTAAAGTACTAAAACTTGGGCTTCCATTAAAGCAAACTTCATCAAAGAAGCCTGAGGATCTGCGGAAGAAGTGGTTGATGTAAGTTGATGCATTTTGATTTATCCCCTGAGTGTTTGTATCTGCATCTACCGACACCCCATCCATACCATACGCAGTAACGCCGTCTGCCGAATTGTAATCTTCGACTGTTAGTCGTGCATACAACGCCAAAGTGCGACCACGCAGTTTGTCCCATAAAAGCGTTCCGATACCGCCCCCACGCTTAGTTGAAAACAATGCGTCTGGCGCAAATCCAACCCCAGTAATCGCAGCAGTAGCGCCTGTACCAGTCCGAGTAATTCCGTTGTAAACCTGAGTACCAGTAGTGGGTACTTTCATTGGTCTACGGATTGCCATGTAGATATGAGTAGTTCCGTTTACAAAAGCCCCAGACCTTACTGCAAACCCTGTTGATGTTGGATAGCATTGTTGACCAGCAGACTCTGCTCCAGTAGTATTTGCAAACAATAATTGAGTGTTTCCGCCAGTAGGTGCGCCACGCATAACATCCATAATGCTCCAGCCAGTAGCTGTATCAACACCTTTTACTAATACATATTGTGCTTCATAACCAATATTAATAAACTGATCTATGCTATTATCGTGAACAAAACTACCACAACTAATTACATTATCTGTTCCTGTTGTACCAAATCCACCAGCGTTATGGGCAAATAAGTAAGCAACATAAGTACGACCAGAGCCGTTAACTGCGTTCCAATTCCCAAGAGAAAATTGAGTTGATGTTGGATCGGTGTTATTCCAAAAACTTGACGATGTAGCTGCTACATCTGTTTCATTTAAATACAAACCCTTTGTTCCACCAAGTGACCGATGATGAACAGCCCAGTAAGTTTCATTACTTGTACACTTGACAAAAATCATACCTGGTACAGAGCCAAGATTATGGGCTACAGTTCTTCCAGCGGTATCGTTACCAGTCCAAGTAACTACATCCATGAACTTTGGCTGTTCACGGAATGTCCAAGAGCAATAGTTTGATCCACCATCATTTACTCTATAAGAACTACCGACTGAAAAACCACTAGAACTAAAAGCAGTTAAACTGTTTGCTATTGTTTCTTGAGCCGCATTGGTATTAGAACGCAATACATTTAAAACACCACGACTTGTATCTGTCAAAATATTATTTTCTGGCGATCTTTGTTTAATCCAAGTAAGACCACCTTTACCAGCTAAATCTATATTGTTGGTAATAGTTTGTGTAGAGCCGTTACCTGTGTAGAGGAAGGTAGAAAATACATCTTCTACAAATGCAGGTGGCACACTAGGTGTACCAGCTAGTGCTTTTTTATTAAGCATCGCCAACCCTCGCACCGTATACTTGTCCAGCTACTTCCCACAGTACGATTACTGTATAGCCTGTAGTGTTTAGTGTAGGTGCTGCACCAGCGTTTGTTTTCCAAACTACTCCACTACCGCCAAATGTAGAATCAGTCCAAGTCAGCGTAGCAGCAGAGCCATCGTCTACCATTAGGACTACAGACTCGCCATTGGCAAAGTTAGTCGCTTTAGGGGTACGGCTTGCGCCTAGGGTAATTAACTGGATAGAGCCGTTGCCTGGGTCAATCTCAAACGCTGCACCATCGGTAATCGTAAAGATGTCCTCTAGGATCGTTCCAATAATTGCAGGATCGGTCAAAGTCTTATTGGTAAGGGTCTGTGTGCCTGTAGTAGTTACATCGCCAGAAGCAGCCGCAGCAAAGGCTAGTGTGCCTGATCCGTTTGTGGCTAATACTTGGTTAGCTGAACCGTCTGCGGTAGGCAAGGTAAAGACATTGACAAAAGTAGTAAGATTTTGATCGTATGCTTGGACATTCGTGCCAATCGCTAGACCGAGTGCTGTACGAGCAGCAGAAGCAGAAGTAGCGCCTGTACCGCCAGCAGTTAGTGGAATAGTATCTCCGCTAGTACCAGCTTGCAGGTCTTTAATCTGCTTCATCAGGGTACGGATTGCATCGTTTATTCCGCTAGGAGCGCAGCCTTCGGCAATATCAATGCCGTTAATATCGGTATTACTTGCGGCTGTTGCGCTGTATTCGCTAATTTTTGTGATTGGCATTTTTTTTCCTTACTGTCCTAGATTAGTTTCTTCATCAATTAACTGCTGTCTTTCTTCTGGTGAAGATAACAGTCCTCTAATACCTGTAACACCCATTAACCGTGTTCTACGCTGATTCTCAGGCATACGCCCTAATGCGATCATGTCTTGTAACTCTTGCAGACGATTCATTCCAATGCGAGTTGCTCCAGCCCTAGCAGCAGCGCCTACTGTTGGCACTACAGCAGAGCCGATTGCAGCGCCTACTGGACCACCCATTGCAGCACCAACTCCAGCGCCAATACCGCTACCGATACCAGCAGGAATAACGCTTGTAGGAGCGTACTTACCAAAGTAGCGCAATACATTTTGCACATTACCGCCTTTAGCGGCAGCTTGGATTGCATCTTGCTCTGCTTTTGTAAAGCCAGCCATACGCTTTTTATTTAATGCTAATGATTTTAACTCTTGTCGTAACGAGTTTTCTAATCCTGACTGCGTAAAGTTTGCGCCAGCCTTAATCTCTGCTCTTTCTAAAATATCTGACATAACATCAGACTTTTTAGACCGAGCATATAAGTTACGAGCCTTAGATAATGCGTTAGTAGCTGTCTTACTTTCTTTTGCAGCACCAACCAAGTCAGCAGGTTTAAGGTTATCTACATAGTCATCAAACTCATCTAACAAGCGATAAGCAATGCGTTGCTGGTCTGGGTTGTCAAAAGTTCTAGTAGGTGCTTTTACAATGCGGCGTAATGTTTCTAATTCTTTTAGTGTTTTAGGCGCATCCGTTTCTTGTTGCAAACGAGTAACTACAGCGTTTAGCTGTGGATGTAGTCCTGGGTCGTAGCCTTCTACTTTAAGAGCCTCATTAAACGATGGCAACTTAGCCTTTAAAGACTCAGGGCTTACGACAACGCCTGCTTTAGTAGCATTGGTGTATTGCAAATCAGACAGATTGCGTAACTGCTCTGGTGTAGGCGCTACCTCTCGTATTCTTGGTCGAATACCACCTAATGCACCAACAGTACCGCCAGCAGCCATACCTAACAATGGGCTTTCTGTAGTTTCACCTACATACTGTGCTGCGGCTGCGGATGGGGCTGATACTGCTAATTGTGTGCCAGGGGCTTGTGCTAATTGACCAGCCAGCCTTCTTCCACCTTCTGTTGCAGCAGTAGTAGCTAAACGACCTAATGCTGGTAACTGAGTTGACGCACCGCCAAGACCTGCGCCAGCAGCTTCTATTACACGCTCACCTGTTGATGTAGGCTCAGGCAATCCCATTTGTGCCATGCCTTGCGATAATGCTTGCGATGGCATTTGAGTAGGGGCTACTTGTCTAGCTTGCATACCTAAAAGGTTGCGAACATAGTTTTCTACGGCTACATTGCCTTTGTTTAGCTCATTACCAATTAAGGTAGCTGCGTCAGCAATAGGTACAGCCATAGAGCCAATAAGAGCGCCTGGTGCGCCACCAACAGCAGCGCCAATACCAGCGCCAGCAGCAACGGGAGCAGCGCCTCTTAAAAGTAACTGACCAGTTCTAGCCATGCCGCCTGTTTCTGGTTGCTCAGTTTGCGCTAACGATTCTGCAATTAACCTTTGAGCTTGCTCAGGCGTAGTTCCTTCTGGAACTTCAAACCGACCAATCCTGCCATCAGGCATTTCAAATCGAGCTATAGGCATTATTCAAATCCTAAGAATTTGACCCCTCTAGCTGGCGCTTGAGCAGGTTTACGCTTATCAACTTGATCGTAGAATGTTTTAGGCAATACAGGACCAAGTTTTTCATCGTATTCTTGTACAGCAGTCAGGCTAAATTGACCTTTTTTGTATAGATCACGAGAGAAGTCTGCTAACTTTTCTGCACGAGTAGCAAACCTAGTGTTTGCATCAGCCATTAAGTTACGACCACCTTCTGAGTTAGCAAGGCTAGGTACTGCG